GCTCCTGAAAAAGCCAATGCGGCCAAATCTGCCAAAACAACTGTTCGACAAGGCTTGATGGCAGCTCTCAATGCCTATCAGGCCGAATTGGTTCAACGCGGCACATATCAATACCCAGATACCTACAGTGTTGAGTTTGCCAACCCCAGCATAGCCAATGCCAGCATTGTGGTCAAAGGTGCCGATAAAAAAAGCAAGCCAATGGCCAATCCTGGCACAGCAGCCGAGGCCGTTGATCCCAATAAACAAAGCATGGACAATTCTGCTAGAACAGTGAGTATTGTGGCCGGAACACAGGTTGTGCAGGCCTTGGATCTCATATTAAGAAACAGCAGCTACATCACAGATCAGGCCTCGGTGGTGGTTGATGAAAACAATCAAGTGCAACAAAGCAACGGTGCACCTGCACAGAATTTGGCCTGGTATAAAATCAGCACTAGAACCACGCCTGGTCCGTATGATTACAAACGTAACGATTACTCCTACAACATAACTTATGTTATCAGTGCTTACAAGATCAATCAAATGGTCAGTGATTATTTTTTAAGTCCTACCTACAAAGGAGTTCACAAACAATACAATTATTGGTTTACCGGAGAAAACACCGAAGTCTTGGCTTACGAACAAAATTACAATGCTCTGTATTCAGCAGTGTTGAGTGGCGGACCAGGTGGAGAATTTGTCAGTGAAGCAATCAAACGAAACTTTCAACCGCGCAGTGGAGAAAGCAGTCAGGGTGCGGCTGGTCGAACCAACGAGATTGGAGCCAATGCTGCAGACTATTTGTATAACCCCAACGACTTGCAAAATGTTAACTTGCAAATTGTAGGTGATCCAGCTTGGCTACAACAAGGCGAGGCGTTTTGTGGCGCCAGAAGTAGCTTTTTTAACTTTGGTCCTTTTTTGCCCGACGGCACTATAAATTATGACTCGCAACAGATTCTATTTGAAATTTTGATCAACACACCAAATGACTATGACCTCAGCACAGGTCTGATTGATCCCAACACACAATCCACTGTGTTTATAAACGGTGCTCAAACACCCGGCGCCGCACGACAAAGCTATGTGTATCTGGCCAACAACTGTACCAGTGAGTTCGTCAAAGGCAAATTCACACAAGTGCTCAAAGGCAGCTTGATGACCTATATACCAGACCAAACTTTTAAACAAAATCAGCAGTCCGCTGCTGCTAAAGCGCAGACTGCTATCAATGCATTGAGTCTCAACAGACAAGGTTCAATCAATTTGACCAACTTGGCTGGATCGTTGAGCACTCCGGCATTTTTATCCACAGCAAAATCATTGGGACTACAACAGGTCAATGTTCAGGTCAATAATATTATTGGAGCAATTGCAACCAAAATAGCAGGTATTCCTGGAGCTCCTACCAGCGATGGTCAGCCAGTGGGCGCCGCCAATCCTTTGATTAATCCGCCAGGTAGATTGAATTCAAGTTCAGTTGCAACACCCGGATTCAACCCAACTGGTGGTGTTCTTGTGGATAGATTTGGTAATCCAGTTACCGACGGTTCTGGAAATGCAATCACCACTGGGGCACAAACTAAACCAGGTGTTGTGGACACGGTAAGTAATGGCACTACACAAGTTGTAGCAGCTGGTGACGATGCCGGAACAACCACAACTACTGTGGCAAACAATGACAACCGTCAACTGGACGACCCAGCAAGCAGTCCGTCGGATGTGTATGATTTTTAACGAGTAAGCCATGGCAGAAAATATACAACGCAGTCGAGGCAGAGCCCAAGGATACAAATTTGATCGCGGCGGCCAACCCACCGAAATGGGACCGTATATTGGCATTGTGGTCAACAATGTCGACAATACTCGCAGTGGGCGTTTACAAGTGTATATTGCTGAATTTGGAGCAACAGACAAGAACGGTCAACCAAACTTAACTGACGAATCACTTTGGCGCACAGTGAGTTATTGTCCACCATTTTATGGATCCACAGCCCAATCAGGAACCAGTGCCGGTGCTGGCACATATCCCGGCAACAGCAACAGCTACGGCATGTGGTTTACGCCACCCGACATTGGTGTCAGTGTGCTGTGCTTCTTTGTGGCCGGCGACCCTAGTCAAGGATACTATGTTGGATGCATACCGGTAAACGGTATAAATCATATGATTCCGGCCATTGGCGCTGCGCCCAATTATGTGATTGGAAACAAAAGTCAAAGCAGTTACTTTGCCAATGCCAAACAATTGCCAGTGAGTGAAATCAACGAACTCAACAAGGCCATCAACGATAATCCTAAATTTTATGATCAGCCCAAACCGGTGCAAAGTGTTGTTGCTGGCACATTCCTGCAACAAGGTCTAATCAATGATCCCATTCGTGGTCCTATAAACAGCAGTAGCCAACGTGAAAGTCCTAGTTCGGTTTATGGAATCAGCACTCCTGGCAAACCCATATACCAAGGTGGATTAAATCCCAAAACCATACAGGCCAAATTGGACTCGGGTTCGGTCAAGCCACAAGACATCGTGGTAATTGGACGACAAGGAGGACATACTCTGGTCATGGACGATGGCAATTTGTCTGGGTCTGACACCTTGGTGCGTATACGCACAGCCAAAGGTCATCAAATAACCATGAGTGATGATGGCAATTGTTTTTATATTTGCCATGCCAACGGACAGAGTTGGGTCGAACTAGGTCAAAATGGCACTGTTGATCTGTATAGCACCAACTCGGTTAATGTGCGAACCCAAGGCACTATAAATTTGCATGCTGACCATGACATCAACATGTATGCTGGTGGCAGTATCAAACTAAAGGCCAACAGCAAACTTAAACTTGAAGGAACTGCTGGCATCACCATGTTTTCGTCTCAGGCAATTGCCATGTATGGCCAAACAAAAATCAGTGCGCGAAGCGATGGCTCGCTGGCCTTACAAAGCAAGACTGGCAGTTGGAACGGTGGCGGCAGTTTGAATTTCAAAGCATCGGTGATAAATCTCAATGGTGGAGCCACACAACCGGCCACTACAGTATCGGCTATGAATGACTATACATTGGCCGACACTAGATTTGTAACCAATCAAGGGTGGGTTTCCGAGCCAGGTATTTTATCGACCATTGTTACCAGAGCTCCCACACACGAACCTTTTGCAGGACACAATAGTGGAGTTAACACCACCACCAATTTAAATGATGTATCAGCCTCGGCCAATGCCGCCGCCGGCGCTGCTTCCGTCAGCAATGTTACTATTGCTCCAACCACTTTACAAGCTCAGGCGCAGGCCGCTTTTGCCAGAGTCAGCGCCAGAGCTGTGCAAAATCCTATTTCTGCTGACAGCTACGCAAAAGAAACCAGGTCAACAGCAACAGTGCCTGCAAACCAAACATAACAATCATGACTACTATACTAACCACAGGACAAGTTACAGGACTTATTGCTCAAGCAGCGGCGGCAGCCGCATATCCTTCTGTAGACAACGCCAATACACTATTGCCAGACTGGTATATCAACGACAACGGAGTTGCTGTATATGCCGGACCGGAAGTGACCACTAGAGGTATAGGAATTTATGGGCAGACTCCTGACAATTTGGTGCTGGTTGGATTATTAAAATCGGCTGCCTTGAGTCTTATAACCAGTCCGGCCACAACAATTATTGTGCTAAACACTCCGGCTGCCTGGACTGGTGTATACAGTATCAACAGTTTAACAGATTATCTAAATTCTCCTGCACTGCAAAATCAAGCTCAATTGGCTCTGTTAGAAGGAGCATATCAAGGCTTGGTTGATGCTGGTGTTTTAACTGGCAACGAAGCGGCCAGATACATTGCTACCTTTCTGCAACCTGCGGTCAGATACGGTGTTGATGCTGTGGTGTCGTGGATTGAAGGAAACATAGATACTGATACTGCTGCTGCTATAGAAGTCACTGCCCGTCAAGGACAATATGCCATTGATTTTGTTAACACCTATTCAGCCCAACTGGACGTAGCTACTCCACCAAGTTCTGACAACACCGTGGTTAGAACTCAAATTGATCAAACAGTGTCAGATGTGATAGACAATCCTAAAATACCCGTTATAGAATATGCCAACACCACAGCCATCACAGAAGGGTTGATTGAAGCTGCCAACGCAGCGAATCTAGTTGCCAGTATTGGTAACATTGTTATACCTATACCGCCTAGTGCCAAAGATGATGGAATTTTCCGTTTTGCCCCGGGATCTAGACAAGGTTAAATACTAGACTATGCCAACCTTTATTGGATTTAATACTCAAGATCAATATAAAAAGTTTACATTATTAGATGCAGACTTGGTCAAGCGTGACCTGCTGAACGGTCTAAACATTAGACAAGGTCAGTTGCCAGGACGTCCGCAATACGGCACTACCTTGTGGGATAATCTGTTTGAAAATCAATCAAATGATCTGGTCACTGCTATAGAAAAAGAAATACAGCGAGTAGCCGGGTATGATCCACGCATACAAATATCTGAGATGCAGGTGTTCCCACAAGAAAACGGAATATTGATACAGATACAATTGGCCATAGTTCCTAGCACAGAGGCGCAACTATTAAGTATATTTTTTAATCAGCAACAGCGTCGAGCCAGTTATGTTTAACTGAGCCGTTTTTGATTTCCATAAATACAAGAACACAGGATCGTTATGGCTACAACCACAAGACAAACCGCAATATTTGGCGTTGAAGATTGGAAAAGAATTTATCAGACCTACAGAGAGGCTGATTTCCAAAGCTATGACTTTGAAACATTACGCAAGAGTTTTGTAGATTATTTGCGCCTATACTATCCAGAAACCTTCAACGACTATATTGAATCAAGTGAATTTATTGCCCTGTTAGATGTCATGGCGTTTATGGGCCAAAGTCTAGCATTCCGTACAGATCTAAACACTAGAGAAAACTACATTGATTCAGCCGAACGCAGAGACAGTGTGGTTCGCTTGGCCAACTTGGTCAGCTACACTCCCAAACGCAACATACCAGCATCGGGCTATCTCAAAGTATTTTCAGTTTCGACCACAGAAGAT